CGCTCGCAAGACCGCCCCGAAGGGCGCAGTAACCTCCTCTAAATCTGGTAAGTATGATTGGGAGTAAGGCATAAGCCTTACTTCCATCTTTCCAGAAAGGAGGCGAATTAAATGGCAGATATTGATATTTTTAATCTAAAACCAAGTGTTATTGACCGTTCGGTCAAAGGTAAATATATTCTTATTTATGGTAAGAGTAAAAGCGGCAAGACTTCATTTGCAGTTCAGGCTCCACGTACATTAACTTGTGCATTTGAGTTAGGTCTTAATGCTTTAAGTGGACAGTACTACGTTCCAATGCCAAAATGGGCAGATTTTAAAAAGGTATTATCTCAGCTAAAGAAACCGCAAGCGAGAGAAATGTATGATACGGTTGTAATTGATACCGCAACGTGGGCATATGACCTATGTGAAAAGTACATTTGTCAACGTGAAAATGTTGATAGTATTCGTGAAATTCCTTGGGGACAAGGCTGGGGCATGGTAAAGAAAGAGTTCTCTGAAGCACTTCGTGAAATTACAATGTTAGGTTTCGGCGTTATTCTAATTTGCCATGATAAAGAAAAGAGTACCGATCTGCATGATGAAGATGGTAATCCTATTACAATGGTCGAGCCAGATGGTCCACGTCAGATGCGTGAAGTAATTGATGCGCTCGTTGACATTATTGGTTATATTGGAGTTGAATTTGATCCAGTAACTAAAGAAAGCACAAGATATTTGTACACTCGTTCTACTCCATATGTATTTGCTGGAAGCAGATATAAGTATCTTGCACCGAAGATTAAGTTCGGTTATCAAGAATTGGTAGATGCAATTGGAGAAGCAATTGATAAAGATGTGCAATTGAATGGCGCACAGGTTACAGACCATGTAGAAAGAGAACAAATTAAAGATCGTCCATTCCAAGAAATCATGGCAGAAGCAAGAGACATTTGGGGTACATACCTCAGTCAAGCTGCTAATGATGAAGAAAAAGACCAGCATCTAATGATTATGAAGGATATTATAAAGAAAGTATTCGGCTCAGAAGAATTTAAGCTAAGCCAGGCTGTTCCTTCACAGGGTGACTTGGTTGAACTGTTTATTGATGAAGTTAAACAGTTAATGTAATATACAGAGCCTTATCAATTTTGTGATGAGGCTCTTTTTATTTGACTTTTTTTAGAATTTATGCTATACTTTATATAGAGAATAAAAGGTATAGGAAGTGACATATATGCAACTGACACGAAAGTGTTATGGGTGTAAGCAAGACATCCGTAAGGATGAAATGATACAGTATTCTTCTTTGAGCGGCAAAACCTCACATTGGTATTGTAAAGATTGTTATGAGGATAAGCTCGCGCGCGAACGGTTTCAAGATAAAGTATGCCAAATTTTTGGTTTGAAATCTCCAGGGCCAGTTATTTGGACGCAGAGAAAGAAACTTCAAAATGATTATGGGTATACAGATGATGCAATTGTAGATTGTTTGGATTATATCTATAATGAAAAGCATATGCAAAAATTATCTGAATCATTAGTATTGGTGAATCCAAGAAATATGATGGAAATGAAGAAATGGCGCGCGAGTAAAAAGGGAGAAGCAAGCAGTATAGTTGCCGCGGTGGTTAATACACAAACTACAGAAGAAAAAGTAATAGCACCTCAACGTAAAAAGCAAAAAAGAGAAATTAATCTAGATGATGCACTTCTAGAGTAAGGAGGAATTATATGACGCTATCCGACTCAATGGCATATCGCCAAGTAATCGGTTGCTTAATGTATAACCCTCTATTGTTTTTGGAATATCCAGACATACGAGCGCAGGATTTTGATTTTAGACCTGCGAAAGTATGTCTTTCTGCAATTCGAAAATTATATGAAGAAGGGGCGACAGAGTTATCTCCAATAGAAGTAGATCAGGAGATTGAACGTGGCGGTCCAGCCGCAAAACAAGCATATAAAGCAGAAAATGGATTAGACTTTCTGAAAAATGCTTATGAACTCGCTCAATTAAGCAACTTTGGATTATATTATAAAAGAGTAAAGAAATATGCTTTATTAAGAAAATTACAAGCGGCACATTATGATATTAGTGAATATTACGTTGCAGATAAAGATTTAAAAGATCCTTCATTAGAAGCAGAACTTGTTGATAAATTAGATAAAGCTTCATTAGAAGATATATTAAATAGTGTTGAAAAAGGTTATAGTGAGATTCGTAATGATTTTCTTAATGGCGGTCGAACTAAAGGTGATCCGGCGGAAAAGATTAATGAATTGATTGAAGATTTAAGAATAAAGCCAAGTATTGGTCAAAGTCTGGAAGGACATATTTTTAGTTCTGTATGTCGTGGTGCTCGGCCGGGATGCTTCTTCTTAAAGTCATCTTCAACAAGTGGTGGTAAATCTCGTACAAGTATATTTGATGCCTGCCACTTATGTTATCCGAAAAGATGGTCACATGAAAAGCAAGCATTCATTCAAGAATATGATGCAGAAGGTAAACCACGAGAGCCAATGAAAGTTTTATTCATTGTAACAGAAATGGATAAAGAAGAACTTCAAACAATTATGTTGGCATATTTATCTGGAGTAGATGAAGATCATATTTTAACAGGTAATTATGAAGTAGTTATAGATGGTATGAGTAAGCCAAATGAATATGATCGAGTTAAAGAGGCTGCAAGAATTATTGAAGAGTATAGCGGATATTTTATTATTGAAGAAATAAGTGATCCTAATCTTCAAAATGTAGAAGCAACAATTCGTAAATATGCGACAGTTGATAATGTCGAATTTGTGTTCTTTGACTACATTCATTCAACAGCAAGTATGATTAACATGTTCTCAAAGAATAATGTTCGTGAAGATGTTATTTTGATGATGATGGCAAATCAGCTGAAACAATTAGCAAAAGATTATAACTTGTTTATTTTCTCAGCAACACAAGTAAATGCATTGGCAATGGGTGATGACGAAATGACATTTAAAGATGAAAAATGTATTCGTGGCGCAAAGTCTATTGCAGATAAAGCAGATATGGGATATGTAATGACAAGGATTCCAGAGAAAGGATGGAATCAGATTGTGCCAAGTTTGAAAGCGGCTGTAAGAGAAGGTAAACTAACCGATGATATGATCACAAATCCTCCAACTCATGTGTTAGATATATATAAGATGCGTCGTGGCCGCTATAAAATGATTAGAATATGGACAAGAATACATTTAGGAACAGGAGAAAGAAAAGATTTATTTGTAACAACTCCAGATAATCAACCAATAACAGAACCGATAAACTTGTTTACAAGTGCAACTGAACGAATAATTGATATTAGGAAAGAAGGATAATGTATGATAACATCATTAGAAGGATTGGATCCAGAACTTGATCTGCTTGATATAACAGTTCAAGATATAATAAACTCCATAACTTTGGATGATGTACATACATTTCTTGAAAGTCTTGGAGTAGATCAGATAGCAGTTTATGAGGATAAGGGATATTTAGTATGTCCTACAATCTGTCACAATCCATTGGATGAGGCAGAATCCATGAAGCTATATTGGTATCAAAATAATAAAATATTTAAGTGCTATACAGAATGTAATGAATCAATGTCTATCTTCACCCTCTATCAGAAGTTTATGAGAATAAATTATCATAAGGTAGAATTTGAGGAAGCCGTAGATTATGTCAAGAAATGCATTAAACACATTACATTCTCAACAAAGAAAAAGTATAAGCCAGATATTGACTTTGAAAAATATAAATTTGATTCAACAGTTCCACAACTAACTGAATATCCAAAAGCTATGTTAACATACTTTCTTCCATATCATCATCCTCTTTGGCTTAGAGAAGGTATCAAGCCAGAGGTAATGGATAAGTTTCATATTGGATTATGGAATGCAGAAAATAAGATAACTATTCCACATTTTGATATAAATGGAAGATTGGTAGGTATTCGCGCGCGAACCCTTGATCCAGAGGAAGCCGCAGAATATGGAAAATATAGACCGGTTCAAATAGCTGATATATTGTATTCACATCCACTTCATTTTAATCTGTATGGAATATATGAACATCAAGATGCAATTAGAAAACGTAGAAGCGCAATAATTGCAGAAGGTGAAAAATCAGTGTTATTGGATGATGGATATTATGGGAATTTAAGTAATACGGTAGCATGTTGTGGTTCTAACTTAAATAAGTTTCAAGTTAGTTTGCTCACTAACACATTAGGCGCCAATGAGATAACAATTGCATTTGATAAAGAATATGAAGATTGGCGCACAGATGAAGCAAGGATATATCGAGAAAAAATTGAAAATATGTGTAGGAAGTATAAAGGGCAAGCTACTTTTTATTATATATGGGATATGGATAATCTTTTAGGACAAAAGGATTCTCCATTTGATAAAGGTAAAGAAGTTTTTGAAGAACTTTATAGACATAGAATAAAAGTGAGGTAAGTATGAGTTATTTTGGATATAGTAATTGGGATTATTTGTTTGAAGAAATAAAAGATTTTCTAAAAAATCACAATATTTCTGATTTATTAGAAATTGTAACGGCAGCCATAAAGCAGAAAGAAGAGGGAGAAATATGAAATATAGACTAAGAAACAATTATAGTACAAATCCTGATAAAGCACTAAAAGAAATCCTCTAGGACAGAGGAGTCACGGATATTGCAAACTTCATGCATCCAACCGCGGGTTGTGAACTCGATGCATATGACTTAGTTAATATTGATCACGCGGCCGATCGCCTATTACATCATTTACGTAGAAATAGTAAAATTTTATTTGTAGTAGACTGTGATGTAGATGGATTTACAAGTTCAAGTATTTTGTGGCTCTATATAAAACATACCTTCCCAGAGGTAGAATTAGAATTTACAGTTCATGAGCATAAGCAACATGGACTTGATGATAAGGTAGATTGGATTACTGATGAAGCTCGTTGGGACTTAGTGGTTATTCCAGACGCAGGTTCATATGATGTAAAAGAACATCGTATGCTTGGAGAGCTGGGAATGGATGTAATTGTGTTGGATCACCATGATCAATTATACGATGAAAACGGAAATCCAGTTATTTCTGATATACCAACTGCAATTGTAGTAAACAATCAGTTATCACCAGCTTACGACAATAAGTCATTATGCGGTGCAGGGGTGGTATACAAATTCTGTGAAGTTCTTGATGATAAGTTAGGTATTCAATTGGCACATAACTATATTGACTTGGCGGCATTAGGTGAAATTGCAGACGTCATGGATAGAACCAATACTGAAACAAACTACATTATGATGGAAGGCTTGAAGAATATTCATAATGAAGGCTTTCGCACTCTTATCGAGTCACAAGCATATTCATTAAAGGATAAAGCGGTTTCTCCTTATGATGGATTAACGCCAATTGATATAGCTTTCTATATTGCTCCACTGATCAACGCCATTACACGGGTAGGAACTATTCAAGAAAAAGAAACAATGTTCTATTGCTTCATTGAGCCGAATAAAGCAGTTCCAAGTACAAAACGTGGCGCACGAGCTGGAGATATTGAGTATGCAGCTGAGCAGACTGCGCGCGTAGGCAAAAACGCTAAGGCCCGCCAAGATAGAATTAAGGAACAGGCACTTGGAATTATTGATTTTAAGATTCAGAAGGATGGGCTTGCTGATAATAATATTATTATTGTAGAATTAGATGGCTCAGATAATATTCCACAAGAACTTACCGGTTTAGTAGCAATGAACGTAGTTTCAAAGTATCATAAACCCGTAATGATTGGTCGCCGCAATAATAGAAATGAAATACAAGGTAGTATTCGTTCTGATGGTAACTTCGCTGGATTACCAAGCTTCAAGAAATTCCTTGAAGACAGCGGATTGGTTACATATACAGCTGGACATGATAATGCGGCCGGTTGGGGATTAAATGGTGATAGGCTTGATGCGCTAATCAATTATGCAAATCAAAAGTTAAGAGCAGAAGATTTTGAGAATTGTTATGTAGTTGATTATGTGTTGGATGGTAATGATTACAATGAAGATTTACTTACTACAATTGGTGAGCATCCGGAATACTTTGGTAATCATATCGAAGAGCCAATGATTATTGTTAAGAATATTCCATTGATGAATATTATGACAATGGGAACTAATAAAGATAGTGTAAAGATTTCATTTAATAATGTAGATTATGTGAAATTTAAAGATACAAAATTCATTGAGGAGATTATGAATAACCGCACCAAGAGACTAACAGTTTATGGGCGCGCAAATCTTAATGAGTGGATGGGCAAAAAGTCTATTCAGATCTTTATTAATGATTACGAGTTATCGGAGGATTCAAGTAAATATGATTTCTGAATGTCCATATAATTATGATTGCGATAGTACTAGTAATTGTAGATTTGAATGTCTAGGTATTAGTGAAGAAGATGAAAAAAGAATGGATTTAGAAGATCTGATTCATGATATTGAAGAAGTGTTGAATAAAGAACAACAGTGGTGGTCAGAACAAGAACAAGATTTATGTGTTGGCTGTCGCTATTTTGAACATAGTTGGAAATTACTTAAATGGGCATTACCTTTCTTAAAGGAGATAAAGATATGAAAGTAAAAGACTTTATAAATTTATTACAGACAATGCCGCAAGATATAGAAATAGTTGATTGGTCTGGAGAAAAAGTTGAAGGCTGTCGCGTATTAAATGATTGGCCGGACAGAGATCCAGCCGACCCAAAATGTCAAGAAATATCGGTAGTAATAATTGACTAAAAATTGAAATTGTGATATAATAGATATAGAAAAGGAAGTGATAGAATGTCAAAATATCCAGGCTCTCTACATAATCATAGCCATTTCAGTAATCAAACTTTGCGTGACTGTATTAATACGGTTGAAAGTTTGATGGATTTGGCTGTAGAACTTGGGCATGAATGTGTAGCACTTACAGACCATGAAACTATATCTGGTTATATTAAAGCAGAAAAGTATTATAAAAAGATTAAGGAAAAGAATCCAGATTTTAAGTTGATTCGTGGTAATGAAATCTATTTGACAAGAAATGGTTTGACTGCGAAAAATTATGATAGAACAAAGGATAGATACTTCCACTTCATTCTTTTAGCGAAAGATTTGGAGGGATACAAACAAATTTGTCAGTTGTCTACAAGAGCATGGCAACGTTCATATATGAGTCGGCGCCAGCGCAGACGTCCAACTTATTATCAAGATTTAAAAGATATTGTAAAGCCGAATCAAGGTCATTTGATTGCAAGTAGTGCATGTCTAGGTTCACAATTAGATAAGTTCTTACTTCAGTATATGGACACCGATGATGTAGATTATTATGTAACTGCAAAGAAATGGTGTCAATATATTGTTGATATTTTTGGAGAAGGTAACTTTTATTTAGAGTTACAGCCATCTAATAGTAAAGAACAGGTTTTTGTAAATAAGTGTTTATTGATGATTGCGGAAGATTTAGGTTTGCCGTACATCATTACAACAGATAGTCATTATGGTCGGCCGGAAGATGCACCGATCCATGAAGCATTTCTTAATGCACAAGATGGTGATCGTGAAGTAAAAAGTTTCTATGCAACCACTTATATGATGAAGGATGAAGAAATTAGAAGTTTCTTCCCATATTTAAGTGAACAGCAGATTGAAGCAGCGTATGCTTCAATTAGAGAAATCAAAGATAAGTGTGAAGATTTTAGTATCCTAAAGCCATTAAAGATTCCAAGTTTGCCGTGGCGCAAGTTTAATTATATGGCTCCTGAAGATTTGCCTTATTATATTAATTTAATGCCGGCCTTAGATAAGTTTGTACATTCACATTATGCGTCCGATAATGTATTAGTTGCGGCGTTAATTGATGGTATTATTAAGCATCCAGATTTGCAAAACAAAGAAGCATATGCAGCATTAAATGAATGTCTTGAAATGACTTGGGAATCTTCTCAAGTAAACAATGCACAATGGTCGGCTTATTTCCTCAATCTTCAAAAAATTATTGATGAATGTTGGAACGCTGGAACATTGGTTATGCCAGCACGTGGTTCCGGTATGGGTTTTGTATTACTTTATGCTTTAGATATAATTCAGATAAATTGTTTAAGGGAGAAAACACGAACGTATCCCTGGAGGTTAACCGATTCAATAGCCTCCTAACTATGGTGACATAGTTATAATAAACCTCGTGAACGCTTTGCAAGCGGTGTGAAAATTTTGTAAAAAATTTTTGCTAACGGTAAAAACTTTTAAATGAGTCAATACCGTGCCAAGCTACTATACTCTTGGAGGGCCAAGGATATAGTTTCGGGTGTAACGACTATGGGCGATGAGTGTAACCCAGTAGGGTGGAGATTGCTACCATCCGAAGTGCGAGGGCTCTCATAAAATAATCACAAAAGGAGTGATATTTATGGGATATATTTATAAGATTGAAAATAAGTTAAATGGCAAAAAATATATTGGACAAACAGTAAAACCATTAGAAAAAAGATTTAATCAACATCGTAATAATTATACTAAACCATATTTCGCACAATTAGTATTATATAAAGCATTTAATAAATATGGAATTGATAATTTTAGTTTTGAAGAAGTAGAAGAGATTCCAAATGATATGTTAGATGAGCGCGAAAAGTATTGGATAAGTTATTATAATAGTTATTATGATGGATATAATTCAACATTAGGCGGACGAGCAACTCAATTATATGAGTGGGATGAAGATGAAATAATTGAAGCCTATCATAAATTAAAATCTGCTAGAGCAGTAGCAAGAGAAGTCGGTTGTGATCACAATACAATTGATAGAATCTTAAATGTAGCAGGTGTTAAAAGATATTCACAAGCACAACAAAAAAGTCCAGATAATGTTGTATTAGAAAAAGATAGTGAACAATATATTTTCAGCAGTAGTGCTGAAGCGGCAATATGGCTAATAAATAATGGTTATACAAGAAGTTCCAATAAGATATATGTTCGCGCAAAAGTTACAGATTATGCGCAAGGTAAAATGGAAGGAACTTATTTAGGTTTTAAAATATATTATGAGAGCAAGAGATAGTCTACCCCTCAGGTGACTGAGGATTAAGGTGTTTTGAACCCAGCTCGTGTATCTGTATTGGATATTGACGTTGATATTGAAGGTTGCCGCAGAGCACAAACTTTGGAACATTTAAGAAAAGTATATGGCGCAAATCGTGTATCAAACGTTGCGACATTTAAGACAGAAAAATCTAAGTCAGCAATTCAGACAGCGGCACGAGGATTAGGAATTGATGTCGATGAGGCATCATACATCTCTAACCTGATTCCAAGTGAACGTGGCGCAGTTTATACATTAAAGCAAACATATTATGGTGATGAAGAAAATGGAATCGCACCAACTCAATCCTTTATAAATGAAGTAAATAAATATCCTAAGCTGTGGGAAGTTGCAAGTAAGATTGAAGGATTGATTTGTGGGCAAGGTATTCACGCGGGCGGTGTAGTATTCACAGATGAAGACTTCACAGAATCGAGTGCATTGATGCGAGCGCCCGATGGTACGATCATTACACAGTTTGAATTACATGACTTGGAAGACGTATCCATGATTAAGATGGACTTGCTCTCGGTTGAAGCAGCAGATAAGATTCATACTTGTCTTGATTTATTAGCAGAGCAAGGTTATATAAAGCAGTATCCAACTCTAAGAGAAACGTATGAAAATGCGATTGGAGTTTATAAAATAAATCGTGATGATGAAAAGATGTGGGACATGGTTCAGAATCACGAAATTGTAAGTTTGTTCCAGATGGAACAGCAAAGTGGTGTGCGTGGTATTGCACTAACGCATCCACGAAGTGTTGACGAATTAGCAGTTCTTAACTCGGTTATCCGATTGATGGCAACTGAGAAAGGAGCAGAGTCTCCACTTGATAAATATGCAAGATTTAGAGAGAATCCCAAAGCATGGGATAAAGAAATGTTCGATATGGGATTAACTCCAGAAGAACGTCAAATTATGCACAATGAGCTGGATATATCAGATGGTATGTCCATTACACAGGAACAGTTTATGAAGTTGGTTCAGTTGCCCGAATGTGGCGGTTGGGATCTACAATGGGCAGATAAGCTTCGTAAATCAATTGCAAAGAAGAATCCTAAAGAGTATGATGCATTGACGAAACAATTCTTCGATAATGCAAAAGAAAAGGATTTGAGCAAAGCTTTCTGTAATTATGTATGGAATATTGAAATTGCATTGAGTCGTGGTTATGGATTTAATGCAGCGCATACGTATTCATACTCAATGATTGCACTTCAAGAAATGAATCTTGCAAGATTCTATCCAATCATATTCTGGAATACCGCAAACTTAATTGTAGATAGCGGCGGTATTCAGACAGTTGAATATGATGAGGATGGAGAAGCATCGTTGGTTATTGAAGCAGAAGCTGATGCAGATGAAGAAGAGGAAGAAGAAGAAGAAGAATTAGAAGAGTGGGAAGAAGAAAACGAGGTGACTGAGGGTGAAAAGGAAGATAAGAAAAAAAGTAAGTCTAAAACAGTAGACTACGGTAAAGTCGCAACGGCAATAGGAAGATTCGGAAATTATGGAATCAAGGTTTCGCCGCCCGACATTAACAACTCCTCCTACACATTTACCCCAGTAGTCGAGCGAAATGAAATTCTCTATGGTTTACGTGGTATCACCAGGTTATCAACAACAACCATTAAAGATATCATTGAAGGGCGACCCTTCACATCACTCGAAGATTTCCTCGAACGAGTTAAAGTAAATAAGATACAAATGTCAAATCTTATTAAATGTGGAGCATTTGATAGTCTAATGGCTCTTCCGAGAGAAACAATTATGGAAGAATATATTAACATGATTGCAGATAGAAAGCAAAGAGTAACTTTGCAGAATATGCAAATGTTAATTAACTATAATTTAGTGCCAGAAGAACTAGCATTTTGTAAGAAAGTATTCTTATTTAATAAGTTCTTAAAGCAACAAAAGAAAGTTGAGTATTATGAACTCAATAATGCGGCAATAGATTTTATTGCAAATAACTTTAGCGCCGATTGGCTGGTTAATGGCAGATTGATCTCAACTACAGTTTGGGATAATTTGTATCAGCGGGCAATGGATCCAATGCGTAATTATATTAAAGCACACAAGGATGAACTTTTAGGCGCGTTAAATTATTGTTTATATAGAGAAATGTATGATAAGTATGCAACAGGTTCAATCTCACATTGGGAAATGGAAGCAGTAAGTTTCTATAGTCATCCACATGAACTAACCGAATCTCAATATTTATATAATGATTTCTTTAAGTTACCAGAAGAACCAGAAGTTGATTATAGCTTTATTGGTAAAGATGGTAATGAAGTTAGGGTTTATGCATTAAAGAAAATTATTGGTACAGTAATTGATAAGAGCAAGATGAAAAATACAGTAACATTATTAACACCAACAGGTGTTGTTAATGTGAAAATTTATAAGAATCAGTATGCCGGTTATGATAAGCAGTTATCTGAACGTGGTGCGGATGGTAAGAAACACGTTAAGGAAAAGAGTTGGTTCTCGCGCGGTACTTTGTTGATGATTCAAGGTATTCGTAGAGGACAAGATTTTATACCAAAGAAACGTAAAGATAGTGCTTTCCCAATTATCTCTAAGATAATAGAAATACATAATGATGGAACTTTAGAGTTCCAGACAGAGCGTGCAGCGATTGTAGAATGATAGGTTTAGTAGACTTACAACTATAGCAATGGGATAAACCCACGCTCTGTCCTCCTAACTTAGAGATAATGAAACTTGCTACTTATTATCAATCAGAAGAAAATAGGTTTTGTCGCCTTATTAATCTCAATGAAACAGAATTCGGTGGCTATGAAAAGATATATGTTTTTAGTGAATCTAAAAACCATGTTACTGTACCAGAAGCATTAAGACGCGCGCCGAATGTAGTATATGGCGGCACCGCTTTTACAAACGGAAGATATGTTCCGTTTGAAAATAAATTAATTGATTGTATGATTGCTCGACCGCGAATTTATACACAATTTTTAAAAGATAAAATGGCAGCTGGGCTAGATAGTAAAGAAATAGGACGTTTACTTGATAATTCCTATTATAGGTGGAAAGCGGGAGATATGATTCTCCCACTTCCCGCCATTCAAAAACGGCGCAGAATTTATATCTATGATATGGACTTCTTTCAAGAAGGTTGGCGCGATATTATAGATAGAATACTTGACCGTAAACCATCATCAATCAATTTTATACATCCAGCACATTATAGGAAAATAACAGATTTCCTTGAAGTGCGCGAAAACTCGTTAATAGCTAAAGGTAATGACGCATTTCTCGATCTAAAGATTCCATTAAAAGAAACGCCAGTTTTAATGAATCATTATAAAAATCGGCTATTAGCCGTAATAAATCCGAGTTCCCAAGTGTATTTATCACTTGGTGGCTCTTTTCATTACCAAAGCGATTATATAAAAGACATAATTTATAAGTTAAACTTATTATATGTCTTTTGGAGTTGTAACATCCCATTAAAGATTAAGTATGAAGAACCCGCTTGGGGATGTTATGACCCAATACCAGATTTATCAAAATTAATATCTACTTGGACGCAAGGCGATACATGTAATTATAAAAGTATTACAGAGAGAATACCAAAAGATAAACGAATGACTGAAGTCCGCCCTGAGCGCGAGCAGCTTAGAACAATAATAGATAGGTATCCTGGCTCTGAGACTTTATTTCGCCAAACCACAGAAATGATTAAAAAAGGAGGTCTTTGGAGATATGGATATTAATAATATTGGTGTGAGATACAAAGAACTCAGCGCGGAATTAAAAAGCGTTGTGGCAAAAATGGAACGCACAGATAGAGTATTCGCTATCCGAGACGAAATTAAAGATTTACAAAAATTATGCCCGCATAATAATGGGAGCTTCGACTTCTCTGATGCCGATGAATGTCCTTACTGCGGCAAGAGATTTAGGAAGTGATTATATGACAGAAATATATACCTTACCGACTTGTCCAATTTGTGAAATGGTAAAGAAAAAATTAAATGCAAAAGAAATTCCATATGTAGAGCGCCCATTAGAAGAACTTCCAAATTTTCTTGATGTAGACAGGGCACCAGTAATGGCAATAGATGATAGCGAACATCCTGGCTATCCAATCTATCTGCTATCACCTATGGAAATAAACGAATGGATTGAGGCGGTGTAATTATGGAGATTAGAGTTAGATTAAATAAGAACTTTTAGACAGCGTATAACCGTATGAGTGAAAAGTACGGTGAAGAAATGGCGTATTTGAATGGATTCGGAGATAAGCAATTATCATATACAGACTTTATTGATAATTTCATTGATAAAGATACTGTTGCGGATGCCTCAGTAGATGGTAATTCAAATGTGGGCAATAAAGATATGCGTACGCTAATGAATGAAATGCCAAAACCACATCGTAAGCTACTTGCTTATAATAAAATCTTTTATGAAATTAATAAAAGATATGGATTTAAAGCTGCAAATGAATGGCTAGAGAAAGAATGGACTAAGGCACTTTACATGCACGATGCTGACACAAGCACCTACATTCATTATTGCTTTGCTTATGATTTAAAGGATGTTGCAGAGAGAGGATTATTCTTTCTCAATAACTTTAATGCAGAGCCGCCACGCCATTTAAGTACATTTGTTGACTTTGTTAAAGAGTATATTAGTTTCGCGGCGAATCGTAGTTCTGGCGCAGTTGGTCTACCAAATCTTATTCCTTATATGTACTATTTCTGGAAGAGAGATTGCGAAAATGGTTATGCAACCAAAGATCCTGACTATTATGCACGCCAGCAGATTCAACGTTTTGTTTACGCAGTAAATCAACCTTATGTTCGTGATGGCATGCAATCTGCTTTCACAAACTGCTCTGTATTTGATATGAAGTATCTTGAGGCACTATTTGCAGGAAGCACTTTCCCGGATGGTTCCTTTATGATTGATGATTTGAAGCAGATTCAAGAATTCCAAAAGGTGTTCATGGAAACAATTGCAGAAATTCGTCAGCATAACATGTTTACTTTCCCAGTTCTAACTATCTCTCTATTAAGAAAAGATGGTAAGTTTGCTGATGAAGAGTTTGCGCGCTGGGGTATTGAACATAACAGAATTTGGAGTGACTCAAACCTATTTATTGATGATAGTGTAAACTCTCTAAGTAACTGCTGCCGCCTAAAGAGTAATATTGAAGATCTTGGATATTTCAATAGTATTGGTGGTACGGCATTAAAGGTTGGTTCTGTTAAAGTATCTACTATAAACTTGGCGCGATTAGCGCTTGAATATCCAGGCGAAGAAGATGAATATCTCGTTGCCTTAAAGGAATTGGTAGAGCTGGATTGTAAAGCATTAGATTGCGTGCGTCATATTATTGAACGCAATGTAGAGAAAGGATTATTACCAAACTTCTCTAAAGGAATTGTAGATTTTGAGCATTTATATAATACAGTAGGTATAATTGGTATCTATGAAACAATGAAAACTTTTGGATATACAAGAGTTGATGAATTAGGAAATACTTATTATACGCCCGAAGCAGATGCTTTCGGCAAGAGAATCTTTGAAATGATTCATGCTGTTAAAGATGGTTTCGCCGCTGATAAAGATTATAAGATTAATATTGAGCAAATTCCAGGTGAATCGGCAGCCGCGAAGATGCAACTAGCAGACGAGTTTTTCTTCCCTGACACAGTTGTTAAAGATTTGCCGCTATATGGCAATCAATTCATTCCTCTTGGAATCAAGACAACTATGGTAGAACGTATTCGTATTGCATCTCTATTTGATAGCTATTGTAATGGAGGTAGTATCGCTCACTTAAATATTGATGCACCATTTGATAGCTTTGATAAAGCTTGGAACGCAGTAAATTATATTGCAGACCAAGGTCTAACATATTTCGCCTTCAATACAAAAATTCAAGCATGCGCCCATAACCATGCGTTCTATGGAACAAAATGTCCTGTTTGCGGCGGTGATGTTGCTACTGAATATACACGTATTGTTGGTTTCTATACACCTATTAAGAGTTGGAGCAAAGAAAGGAAAGCTGAATTTAAAATGCGGCAATGGGAGCATATATGATAAATAATTGTAGAATATGTGATGAACTAGAAAAAGGTGATACAATTTATATGTCAAATAATTGGGATGGCGGCGTTGGATATGATTATATTAGAGATATTCAATACTGCCCTCTTTGTGGAAAACCATTATTAACCTATGAAGAAAAAAGAAAAATATGGCGGGAAGAACATAATGGAAATAAAACGGATATATGATTTACTTAATATAGAACGTGAGTGCGTAATGCGCAGCAATCAATGTAATAGGGATTGTGCCAATTGTGATTTAGTTCAAGATGAATCTGAACTAATCTTGATGTACAATATTCTTATTACAATGATTGGTAGCCTTATGCCTCAATGGAAAACATTGGAGATAAATAAAGATGCGAGTAAAGGGGATAATTGATTATGATTGCACTAATTACAAAGAACCTTGCCTTACCATAGAATTTCCCTATTGTGATTTTAAGTGTGATAAACTGAATGGATGCCAAGTATGCCAGAATAGCGCACTCGCGCGAGAACGAGATATAGAAGTTAGTGGTGAATACATATGGCGTCTATATGAGCAAAATCCTCTTACAAAAGCTTTCTGTTTTCAAGGTCTTGAACCATTTGATAGCTATATGGATTTAATTGAGTTAGTCGCTTTTATTCGTATATATAAGAATTGCAGTGACCCAATAGTTATCTATACTGGTTATAATAAAGGTGAAGACGAAATTACAGAACGCTCATTACGTAAGTATGATAATATCATAATAAAATGGGGACGTTTTATAATGGGGCAAGAACCTCATTATGATGAGGTATTAGGAGTGAATTTGGCTAGTGACAATCAATGGGGTGAATATCTTGAATAATTATACTATATATCAACATATTTCTCCAAGCGGAAAAAGTTACTTTGGATTTGCCGGTGGATATTTATGGAAATACAATTAAATCAATATGCGGAGTGGATACAATGAAAATTCATGTTGTAGATGATAAAGAGCATGTAGCGGTTATTCGCGCAGCTTTAAGAGAAAATGAAAACTATTGTCCTTGCGTTAAGAATAGTAAGGGACAGATTAAGTATTTATGCCCATGTGAAGATTTTAGAGAAAAAACGCCAGTAGGACAAAAATGCCATTGCGGATTATATATTAAGGACGAACAATAAAAAGTTCGTCCTCTTTTCTTGTTAATACTTGACTTTTTTTAAAATTTCTGTTATAATAAAGTAAGAAGAAAAATAGTGGTGATTTTATGATATATGCT